CAGGATTTTTTCGCCATTATTTGGAGTCGGACTCATTATTATTTAGAAAACCTTGTTTGAGTAGTTTTGATAACTCACTTGTAGAACCAACAAACAAAGCATTGTTGGTAACGTTGTTTGGACCTTTTTTAGTAGTGTCTTCTTCCAAATCCTTCAACTTCTTCTGAAGATCTGCTAACTTATCTGTAGTATCAGCAACACTCTTGATAAGTTGTCCCGCAACTTCATATGCTCTGGGACTTGCACTTTCACCTGCAAGTTCCATAATTCCATTGATTGCCTCTTGCCCCTTTTCTATAAGAGAATATAGATTGGCACGAGTATATTCATAATCTTTAGTTATGTCGTCTTTTTCCACTTTTGGTGGAACAGGTTTAGATGGTTGCGATTCAACAATGCTACTCTCAATATCGAGTGCTTTGTCAATAGACTCATAATTATTAGACATAGTAATTAAATATCAGTTTGACGTGTTGGACTGTAGGATTTGCTATCTCCTAAGAACTCCCATTCTTCATCGAATCCAAAATTATCTCCTGGAACGAGAAGTGGAGTATCCGCTGCATCAATTACACCATCATTATTCTTATCAACTTTTGCAACAGGTTCGACTGTATAACGCATTTCTCGTTTTGCAGTCCTGGTATTTGTATCGGCATACAAATCAACTTGAACCTTACGGATAAGTCCATCACTACTATCTGCGATAGGACCAAACAGATATGTTTTTGCAGTAAAATTCAATGTATGAATCAATGCTCTTCTAGTATCAAAAGAACCTTCATAGTCGTCTTGAAAACTTACTGATTCAAGAATAATTGGTATATCTCTCTTTTCTCCAATTGAATCTACTAAGTCTATTGTTAGATTAAAATGTGGTTGAAAGTATGGTAAAATTTGTTCTAAAATCTGAAGGGAATCATCATTCAGTTTTGATAAAATATTTAACTGAAATCCAATATTATATGGAACTGGCATAAACACTTTCTTTGCCTTTCCACCATCATCACACGCTTTAAATGTTTGGGTAAGACCAGACTTTCTAGTTGGATCATATGCAATAGATGTCATCTCAAATGACATTCTTGGTAAGGTAATTTGAATTGGTTTATTCAAATCTGCCTGTTGTTCAAGTCTTGCTAGAAATTTTTGTACGGGACCATAAGCAAGTGGAACTTTTAAATTACTAATATCATTGCCATTCTTATCTTGATGGCGAATATTGATATCATTAAATAAAGTGCCAAATGCTATGATAGTTTTTCTAACTATCTGATGATAATAGTATGTTCCTAACATTAGAAAGTTCCAAAGGGATTAGATTCACTGAAGTCTAAGAGTTTACCTGCTTCTGCTTCAAATTCATCATTCTCCGAGTATTTATCATATTCATCAAAATCTTCATATCCTTGGTTTGGATATTGTGCTCCAGAAGTTTTACCAGTAATCATTTCACCTGGGAAGAATCCAAGTTGTGTTGAACCAATACTTACATTTGCAACCTTCAAGATACCAGTATCTTCATCCCATTCCTTAACTCTTGCTTCAGTTCTGGATCTTTCACCAATGATGATTTCGTTGAAGAGATACGTTCCAACACCGACAAGTGCTTCAGGATCTGCAATAGTAACCTGAGGATTAGAACTATAACCACGACCTGGATTTTGTACGTAGATAAACTCTACGGAACTACCACTCATAGAAGCAATACCAACAGCACCAGTAGAAATTCCACTTGAAGGAGGTGCAGCAACTGTTACTACTGGTGCAGTTCCATATCCAACACCACCATCAGTAACAGAGAATCTAATAACACCCTGACCTGATGTTACGATAGATGCAGTTGCGGCAGCACCTGCTCCTCCGCCACCAGTAATTGTTATAGTTGGTGCGACAGTATATCCAGCACCTGCATTTGTAATCAAAATCTTTTCAAGTGAGGTTACTCCACCTCTTGTTGTTATAAATCCAACAGCGGTAGCAGTATCACCAATAAATCCTGTCGGAGAAGAACTAAATCCAATTCTTGGTGCAGAAGTATATCCAGATCCATCATCATTGATGAATACTTCAGAAACATATCCACTAGCAACACTTCCTACAATAATCGCAGAAGCAGTCGCAGTTCTTCCTACCCCAATAAGATTAAGGGTTGTAATGTAACCCTCATCCTGAACTTGTGTATCAATTTCGGGTATAGTGGTATCAATAATCTCATCTTCGTATTCGAAGAGTTCACATTTGAGTTGATAAACGTAGTTCTTTCCTAACTGATAGAAAGGATCTTCGTGCTCTACAAATTTAACTTCAAATAATCTCTGACCAAGAGGAAAATAAACTAAGTCTCCTTCTCTTGGTCTGGTTGGTGTTGGTAATTCACTAGTATCAGTTCCATCATCAATACCTGCCATAAAGGGAGCAATGAAATCTTCAAATCTTTCTTTCGAAATGGTTAAAATAAGTTCATCCCTAACACTGACACCAAACTTAGTTAGAATATCTCCAGCACCTCCATATCCATCAAATGTATTTACATATGCTTCAATTGAAAAGTTATCATCATATGCAGACGACTGCACCTCTTCAATAATTGTCTTTTTATTTACAAACTTCCTAGGAATATACGTTACTTCAACACCGTGAAATTTTAGGTGCTCATTAATCAAGTCCTGAACAAGACGCTGCTCAGACTGTGTTCCGCCAAGAAAAAAGGGATTAAGAGCCATTATCCAATAAAGTCGAGAGGTGGTAATTCATATTCAGACATCATTCTTGCTTTGATATCTGAAAGTTCTGATTCTGCTTGTTGGAGAATTTCTCCACCATTGAGTTCAATTCCACCAGGGAGTTTAACCCCACGGAACTTACTTAAGTTTCTACCCCACTGTCTTTTTATAAGAGCAGTAAGATATTGTTTCATCCAACTATCATTATAAATTTGTGTGAATGATGCTGGATCTAATGCTCTATAGCATTCGATTATAATAAATTCTCCAGCAGGTTGAGATCCCCAATCAATATCTAAGTACAATCTATCTTGTCTTTTATTAAATCTTATCTGCTTATCGGTTGTCAGTAAGAAATCAATGTCCTCAAGATAACTCTTGGTCATTGCATACTGAAGGAGTTCAACTGAGTTAAAGTAATAAAGATCGTTCAAAAACAGTTGATACTTGATACTGAACATTCCACCAGAAATGGAACTAGTATCAAATTTAAAAATCTTTTCAATTCCAATTACAGAATCTGGAACTTGAATATAGTTAGCAGTTTCGTAGAAGTTAAATGTTCTATTGGGAGATACTGACGTATCAGTAGCAGTTGTCTGTACAATTCCTGTACCAGTAGTTCCCTTTGCTTTACCTCTATCTACATCATCTTGTGTAATCTTATATTTAAGATACATCTTTTCAACACCGTCAAAGTGACGTTCGTTGAAATATTGAATGGCATCATCAACTAGGTCATCAATTTGGTCATCATCCACATTGATTTCCAATACAGGAGCACCAAGTTGACGCAAGCAATAATCGATTAGTCCTTGCCTAGTTGATGGTTTTGCCATATTACTTCTCTAATTGTGCCTTTAGTTCAGCGTTTTCTTCAAGTAGTGCATCCATTTGTTCCTGAAAATCTTGAGACATAGTTGCTAACTTTGCCTCAAGAAGAACATTTTGATTGGATACTGCTGCTAATTTAGAATTGTAAATTTTGATGAGAACGTTTACATCCACTTCACTTTGGTTTTCCATTAATTACCTCAGAATGTACCCCCATCAAGTGTTGAAGTCCAATGGGGTTTATTAGTATATATTACGCTAACAGTGTTAGGAACCGAAGCAAGATTTGCAACCGCTCCACTCTGACCTTCTCTTCTCAGATTGTTTGATGTATCGAATGTACCTTCAACTCCAATGATATTAACAGAGGTTGAACCTGTAACACCAGTTTCAACAACACCGTAAGCACCAGTTACATCTTGTCTAATAATATCACCCGCAGAAGCAGTAATTGCTACAGTTAATGCGAGAGTATTCTTAGTAATGGCAGTTAATACCTGCTTAGATGTAACTACAGGAGATGCAGGTGCGTTAGTAGATCTTTGGAGACCGGTATCATCAAAGAAGACAACACCACCAGTAGCAAAATCACCAGACTGGTAATAGATACCTTTAATATCAAGGAAACCTTTGGTTCCCGCAACAACGCTATTAGTAATAGAAGCGTCGGGAACATAGGTCCATCTTCTGCTATCGTCTGCATGAGTTCCATGGTTATCAGCATCTGCTGTACTGACTGCAATGGAACTATCGTCCATACCGAAGAATCCAGTCTTATTGTTGGAAACTCCAGAACTTGTATTGAATGCGAAAGAAATACCTCTATCAGTATTACTGTCGTATCCGTGGGTAATTGTTACTTGATCAGTTGTGCTAATACCAGCAGTTGTGGCATTACTAATAGTAATAACCTTAGTACCGGTATTATAGTTGGTAATTGTTGTATTATTGGCAATACCACCTTGTGCTGCAGTGATAGCGTCACCAGTGTTGATACCTACGACAGAATCCAAAGTCAGTGTTGTAGCACCACTGT